TCATCGACGAGATTGTCGAACCAGCCAGTCTCGCGCTCCTCCTCGTCCCCGCCAATTGGGCTGCCGTCCAGAGAGATCGACACCGAGCCGTCAGGATGTTCGATCCGGATCACCTCGCCGTTGTCGTTCGTCTCAGCCCTCTCTGCGTCATCGAGCAACTGGACAACTGGCATTTCGTCCAGCTCGTCTTGCGGGAGCTGGCGAAGATTGCCCACGAGACCGGGCGTCATCGGCATGGCTAATCCTTTGATTGCAAAAGAGTTTCGATCTCCGAAACGAACCGGCGTATGCCTTCTTGAGCGGCAACTGTATCAGACTTCGCCTGAATTTCATAGATGCGCACATAGTCGTTCGGTTCAGCGCCCCAGACCTCGACTTTAAAGTTCCCAAGCCTCACAGGCGTTGCGGGCTTGATGACATCGACAATAGCGGATGCTTTGATCATTTTCACACCGAATAGAGTGGTTCAGGCGGCTTGCCACGATGCTGACGGCCAGCATCGATTTCGGCAATGCGCTCCGGCTGCCTGACAAGGATGCCGGTCTCGCGCAGGTATTTTAGCGCCATCGAGGTGGTATCGACAAGGTCATCGTGCTTTCCCTTCGGGAAGACCTCGCATTGGGCGATTACATTGTCAGCCCAGCGGGTATCGGGCGCAAACACAATGCCCTCAGAGAACAGATGCTGGACACTATACAGTCGCGCTAGCTTATCGTTGGCTCCCGGATTAACAAGCTGGACGCCCCAATCCTCGTGCCCGTACAGGCGACGGATTTCCTGCGCGACACTGATGCCGGACGCCTTGCTTTCGATTAGCAGGTGATCGACCTTCATGCGGCGGCAGGTGTTCGCGACTTTCTCGATCAGCTCGGCAAGCTCCAATCGCTCGGCCCAACCGTACATCAGCATCACGCGGGGCGTGCTTTCCGGAGAGTCGGGGAGCAGGTTTCTGACCTGCGCCATCGAGTCAAATCGCGCGGCCTCTTTTTCGTTGTTCCGAAACCTGTTGGTTTGCGAAACGAAATTGTTTGAAATGTATGTCGCCGCGTCCCCTGAGAAGACGCCCCAGACTGTCAGGGCGCTCGGGTCATTCTCTTGCTTGGTCGTATAGGCAGTGTCGAGCGATGCGACAACGAAGTCCATCAGGGGGAAAGCTTCCTGCTCCCAAAGCACCCAGTCGTCGCGCTTGATGACCCCACCGCCTCTTGGGGCTGGCTCCTGTTGGTGCTGCCCGGCTGTCGCGTAGGCCCCCATTGCTTTCTCATCGCGGTCCACAACGTGCGCGGGGAAACGCTGCGGGAACAGAAGCTCTCCCTCTTCTGTGCGCGGGTCTTCCAAATCCAACTTTGTTGGCATTGCGCGCAGGGGATCATATCGCATCGGCAGCATGATGTGATCGTAGCCGAGGCCCTTCTCAATGATTACGCCTGAGACATCTTCCTGATGCAATCTCTGCATGATGACAACGATGCTGCTCTTGATCGGATCATTGAGACGAGTTGGAATTGCTTCAAGGAATGTTGTGACTTCCGACTCTCGCTGCGTCTCAGACGCCGCGCTGTCAACGCTATGCGGATCGTCGATGATAACCCTGTCGCCGCGAATACCCGTGAGGCTGCCGATCGCGGTTGCCATGCGGAAGCCACCGGCGGTGTTCTGGAAGTTCAGCTTTTCGTTTTGGTCGCTCGCAAGATTTACTCGATCACCCCATCTGGCTTGATACCATTCTGATGTGATTAGCTGCCGCATGCGGCGACTATCGCGTGCAGACAAGTTCTCAACTTTGTGCGCGGCGCAGACATAACGCAAGTGCGGCATGTTGCGCGGACCCCACTCCCAAGCAGGCCAGAACACATTCGTTAGCAGGCTCTTCATAGTGCCCGGCGGAATGTTGATAAGCAGGCGATTGTAGATTGATCCGTCTTCAAGACGCAGTCCGTTTGTGATCGCCTCTAGATGCGCGCAGATGAAGTCGATATGCCAGCCGTGGATGTAGGGTTGTCCGGGCTCGACAACCTCCCACGCATACCGAACGAATGCAGACAAACTTTGAGCGCAGCGGACTTTCTCAATTTCTAAAACAGCATTCTCTAAGCTTCCAAACTCGCGTTCATATGTACTGCAAAGACCTTTGACGACTTGCGTGTTCATCTCACATGCCTTGGCATTGGGGCTTTGGACAGGCTAGTAAACTTCTCGCCGCTCTCTTCCCGCCATATGCACAAGCGCGCGGCTTTTTTGAACCGCCTTTCCTGCACATATATCAAATCACCATCAGGCTCTTCATAACAATATCCATTCTCATCATCCATCTCAGGGCGACGCAGCCACCCAACTTGCCAATGCCAGACAATGTCGATCAGCTTCATGTTTCGCCCTTGTGTTCCAGAGCAAGGCGCAGCGCCTGCTCGACCTGTTGCAGCGATTCGTCATCCATGTTTTCAAAATTAATCGTGCGTTTCGCCTCTAGTTGAATGGCGGCACCGTCCTTGCCGGTTATTTCGGTTATAGTGCGATCACCGTACTTTTTCGGCAACAGTTTTGCGGCCACCCATTTGCGCACATCGATCTGATTGCGCGCGATCGCCGCATCTGTTGCAGTGTCTGCGATGAGGATCAATTCTTCAGCGCGACGCTCGGCTTGTCTCTCACGCGCGCGGATGTATTTCTCTTGAAATTCAGGGTG